AGTCTTGATGGGTACAGTAAAAAACTGTTCGATCCCTTTTGTCGAACAGAAAAATTTGACTACCAGATCCCAGATGGTGGATCGTCCAAAAAAATTCAGACGACCGTCGCCCAACTCAATTTCATAAAGTGGTGCATCAAAAATAACATTATTGACTATCTTCTGGAACACAGAAACCTTACCCGCCAGAGTAAGCCCATCCCCCAAACCCATTCTCACACTGAAATACCTGATACCCAGTAAAGAACACATTCACGCTGTAATTGTTTGATCGGGCGGCGGCGGTAGTCTGAGTGTTCAGTATCGACTTTCCTGCTGAGTTCATAATATCAAAGTCTAACGAACCAACCGGTCTTGGTTCTTTAGGATTTGTGCAGAAGCTGTACGTGTAAATGTTTCCGATCGGTGCCGTGAGCCCGGTTTTCGCTGGAACGGCGAACCGATAGTAATTTTCATATGCCAAGAAATTGTTTTGGCTGCCGACATTGAACTCGAAGTTTATACCGCGGGTCACCTGGTTGGTGGGTTCATCGCGGGGGTTCGGTGTGTCGGTGTCTGTGAAGACGGTCGAAAAATTGTAGCGGTTCTTGAACTGGGTCGGATCGTTAGCGGACTCAAAATCTACATTTCGGTAGAACCAGTAAAAACTCTTTATCGGGATTTTGGGCAAGAGTTGGGTCTTGAAGGTGGGTGGGGTCGTGGACGTGGCTGTCCAGTTATCACCATATGAATGAGATGTTGGGTTGATGTATATTTTTTCGTATATAAGTTGTTGGCGCGATGACTGGATAAAGGATCGTTCTTGTGGCGTCAGGGTGATCTCCTCGGTCACCAGACTGAGGCTCGTAAGGGAGCACGCAGACGTTGTGTTACTGAAAAAGGTCACCGGATTGAACCGGACTTCAACAGTCAAGGACTGATTGGTGATGCCACACAGTGGAAAATAGGGTTTGAAGAATTTTTGTGATTGCCAGTCGTTGTCAGTGTCTGCACCGGTATGATGTCTGGCGAAGAAAAAGGGCAATGGGATGTAGAGATTCACCGGACCGCTTTTATTGGTGGTGTCGTTATACAGGTGACGAACGGGGACCGGTGCTGGTTGCCAACCGCCGTTTTGACCGCCGTTTATCAGTCGGAATCCGGCGCGCTTCTCCTCTTCGGTGTGGTACAGCTGGTCGTGGATCATCATCCAGTCGCTTGTCAGCTTTTCGAGTTCGGTGCCTTCGAGGTTCAGAGTCACAGACTCGATAATGGCTCTACCCGGGAAGTCACAGTACACGTCCATTACATTGCTCGTGCCGGTACCACGGATAGTCGCATTAGCAGTCGCCCCCGTACCGCCACCACCCGAAATGCTTACAGTTGGAACTGTTGTATATCCACTCCCACCACTTGTTAAAATAAAACCAGTAACTGCCCCAGATGGTATCACCACTGCAGTTGCCGTCGCCCCCGTACCGCCACCACCCGAAATGCTTACAGTTGGAACTGTTGTATATCCACTCCCACCGCTTGTTAAGATGATATTGGTAACCGGTCCACTTCTGACAACAAGTTTGGGCAATGTAAGTTTAAGGTACATATTGGACATCAGGTCGCCCATTGTCTGTGGATCCAAAGTGAACTGGACCAAGTTCCCATCGAACGGCCAGTTGTCGGTGGCAAGGTGTGGAGGACGGGTGATTTTATGAGCCTTTTCAAACTTGGTGAACGGCGTATGACGCTTTTCCTCAAAGTTAAAGAAGGACTGCTGAACATTTGATGAGGACGTCAAGAAAGTGTCTTGAAGTCCTTGGGCGGCGAGGGAGAGCACCGACCCGGTGCCGGCTTTCCCAACGAGTTGCTCGGGGTCGACGGTAGTAGTAGTCATTTACTTACTTATTGTTATATTTTATATTTTTAATATGTCAGTCTTCCACATCGTAAGGAGCGAGGTCTTCTTCAGTTCGGTGAGGGCCTGCTCGATGTCGGTGGTCGCGACGTCCAGCGAGTCGATCTCCTCTTCGGTGTACTGAGACGTTCGGATGTTGAAGAGGTACCCATAGTCCCCACCCAACTGATCAAACTTCAGCTCGACGAGTTCTTGTTCCAGCGCCGCCTTCTTCTTGCGGAAGACGATGAGTTCCTCATCGACCACCATCTTGACGAATCGCGACTTGTTTTTGAGGCGCAAGGCTTTCTCGGTGAGGGTCGACACGAGGTGCGCTTTGCGCTTTTGGTAGTACAGCATCCGAATCTCCACAAAGTCGACCAGGATATCTTCGGGGGTTCTGTACTTGGTGATCCCTTTGGTCGGGTGGAACAGGTGCATATTGCTCGTGTGGATCGTCTTCTGCAGCTTGAAGTCGCGGATCAAGTGTTCCTCTGAGCTGATTGCGGCGTACTTGTAAATCTCAAAGTTGACATCGGTCGTGGTGCTGTTGTTCTTGTAGTCCGAGATGACCTTCTTCTGGATCAGCGTCTCCAGGTGCTCCTTGAAATCGTTTGTCCAGCGCCCTGGTGGCAGTTCGGTGACGGTGACGGTCGTCCCGTGGGTTTTCCACCGGCCTTCCATCACGTACGTCCCCGTCGTGTCCGGTGACTCGCTGATGATCCCCGTGAACCCTCTGAACCACGGCGTCATAGGCAGCGGCGACTTTCCTTCCAGGATCCGCATAATGTTCTTTTTGATGATCACCGGATTGTAGGGGGGCACGTAGCTGCTAAAACCCGTTCCGATCCCTTGAGTCCCGTTGATCAACACATTCGGCAGAGTCGGGACAAAAAACTCCGGTTCGATCGATACCCCGTCGTCGTCGAGGTAGGTGAGGACCGCGTCGTCCGCCGGATCAAACAGCTTGCGGGTATGTTCGGCGAGGTGGGTGAAAATGTACCTCGTCTGACTAGCGTCCTTGCCGCCCTGCAGACGGGTGCCAAACTGACCCTTTGGTTCGAGGAGGTTCATATTGTTCGAGCCGACATAGTCCTGGGCCATATTCACAATCGTGTCCGCGAGGGATACTTCACCGTGATGATAGCTGGTCTTTTCGGACACGTAGGCCGCGAGCTGCGCCACCTTGATTTCTTTCTTGAGGTTGCGCTGGCAGCACGCGAAGATGACTTTCCGCTGGGACGGCTTGAACCCGTCGACCATCGACCCGACGGACCGCTCGAGATCAGCCAAGCTGAAGTGGACCATATCCCGGTGGATGAAGTCGGACACTGTCAGATTCTGAACTTTTCCGTAGTCAACGTAGTTGGTACGGCGGCGGGTCACTTCGGAGTTTGCCAAGAGCCACGTCTTCCGCGCATCCGCCTTCTTCTTGTCAAATGCGAGGAGGATGGACTTGTGACGGTGGTTGTCATCGTCGAACCGGACCGTCAGGTTCTTGATGTTCTTGAAGTACTCCCTGGCTTCCGCCGAGGTCGATGTCCCCAGTCCCTTGTAGTACTTGATCTTCCACCCGGGGCGACCGCCTTCGACCTCGTACCACTGACGGTACGCCGCGTCGGTGTAGAAGGACTCAATCTGGGAGCTCCCTTTCGTGGCGCGTATGATCGGGGTGACCAGACTGACCATAAACCCTAGCCCAATCAGACTCGGCCAGAACGTCTCGACCATATTGAGGAGCAAGCCTTTGATGTGACTGCCGTCGTGATCGGCATCGGTCATCACCATCAGTCGGCCGTACCGGAGTTCGTCCAGTGACTCATACTCCTTGTCCTGCTGGAGTCCTAGGATCTTCTTCAGTTCGTTGAACTCCTTGTTCTCCATCAGCTGCTTGACGCTGGCGTCGCGGACATTCTTGAACTTGCCTCGGATTGGGTACACCCCGTAGGTATCCCGTCCGACAACCGACAGCCCCGCCACTGCCAGGGTCTTGGCCGAGTCTCCCTCCGTCACGATCAGGGTGCATTGTGCAGACTCGGTGGCGCTGCCCGCCTTGTGGGCGTCATCCAACTTGGGAATCCCGGTGATCTTATTCCTGCGGGCGGACCCGTCGGTCTTCTTGAGCTCTTTCTGCTCCTTGAACTTGGACAGCTCCATCACCTCATCCTGGATACCGGTCTTCAAGATGCTCTTGATGAACGTCTTCGGTGGTTCGAAGAGACTGCCGAACTCCTTGATTTTCAGAGTGCACTCGGACTTGATCTGGCTGCTGAATTCGGGGTTCTCCAGGACACAGCGGACAAAGACGAAGAGGGTGTCCTTCACCTGCTGCGGGCGGAGCTTGATCTTCTTCTCCATATCCTTCACGATACCCTCGGCAATCATCCCGGACACATGCTTGATGTGTTCGCCACCTTTGGTTGTCGAGATGCCGTTTACAAAAGACACGTGCTCAAAATTCCCACTCGCAGATGGAGCAACCACCACGCTCCATCGATCCGACGTGTGACACCACGTCTGGATGTCGTCGTCGAGGTACATCCGGGCGTACGCTTCTGTCCCGATGGTCTTGATCTTCTTGTTCTGAAAGTACACTGTACACTGGGCGCTGGTGCAGATGGATGCGTCCCATAGCCGCTTTTCAATAATCTTGTAGACCGCGTCATCCATTCGGGTCATTCCGCCGAACCGTTTCCAGTCCGGAACGAAGGAAATGGTCACGGTCGACGCAGTCCCGGCGTACTTGGTGATCTCGGGTGGGTGACACACCGTCATATTGGTCTCCCACTTCTGTGTGTACTTCAGCTTATTGTCGGAATCCAAAATCGTCACCGAAAACTCGCTCGAGAAGATGTTTGCCAGCTTGGCGCCGTAACCGTTCCGCCCACCGACAATCCGCTTCTCATTATCGTTGTAGTTGGTGCTGGTAAGGAGGTTGCCAAAAGTCAGCTCGGGATTCCAAATGTCGACCTCCGTCGGGTGTTTGGCGACGCGAATACCGCCGAGTGGGCCGTTGTTTTCGACGCTGATCATACCGGTTGACCGATCGATCCGCGCTTTGACGCTGGTCACTTTGGTGGGGTACAGTTGATTCCGGTCAGTCGCATTCACCAAGATCTCGTCGAATATTTTGATCAGACCAGGTGGATACACCAAAACATCTTGAACAAATTTTGTGTTTGTTTCGTCGAGGACCCAGTAGGGTTCTCCGGACCGAGCAGCCGAACCGATGTAGGAGTCCGGACGCTTCAAAATGTGTTCAAGGTGCGAAAGCTTTTCGATGGTCTCTTCCATCATTGTGTGTGTGGGGGGATTTCTTGGTTATTTAGCGCATTATTTTCTTAAGTGGTTAGTATAGTAAAACAATAACGAAATATGCTCTTGATAGTATTAGCGATATGTGCAGTTGGCATACTTCTTATAGCGTCAGGATCTATTATACAAATGAAGAAATGTGATGTTAAAAGTAACAGAGATTATGCCAAAACTATCACGGGAGTAACTGTTGGTTCAGTTGGTGTACTAGCTGGCTGGCAATTTCGCGAACAACTATTTGAAATGTTAGAAAGTCTTTTCGGTGATAATAAAGTACTTGTACTCCCAATTTTACTAGGTGTACTACTGACAGCTTCAACAAGTGTAATTATAGATAATAAATGTACACGCGAAGAAAATAAAAATTATGGGATTGCATCCATCAGTATTGGATGTGTTGCATTGGTAGCGGGTATCGGATTTATCGTTCTTACGAGGAAAAACTAATTAACCAGTTTGTTTATTTAAACGTACCCGCGGCGTTGTTCTTGTGTTTTTTTGGTAAATGTTGATACGCGCAATATTAACAGGACAGGGAACTTAAGAATTTAAATCGTATAGTTAATATATACCAAACCAATCGAGAATATAATGATAAAGACATTTCTTATCAATTACCTTCTTGCGTCCCAAATGCTCAACAATGGCGTCTCGGCGCAGTTACTGACAAATTCGGAGCACGTCGTCGGTGGTAGTCCACCGTCGTCAACAACAACATCGTGTAAAGAATGCTACGAATCTGTCAGTGTGTTGTCAGGATTAGACGGAGACGACTGTTTCGATATGTGTCGCGAAGAGATGGCGGCGGATGCGGACACTGAGTACTGTCAGCGTCAATGCGAATGCGCAGAAGACATTGATCTATGCTGTCATGAAATTGTTCAATGTGTGCCAGACGATGAGGTTGTTCCATCGGCTCCGCGACCCCCGTCACCAAAGGAGGAGGAGGAGGAGGAGGAAGCTCCACGACCCTCGTCACCGAAGAAGGATAAAGAGGAGGAAGCTCCACGACCCTCGTCACCAAAGAAGGAGGAGGAGGAGGAAGCTCCACGACCCCCGTCGCCAAAGAAGAAGGAGAAGGAAGAGGAGG